GTTATCTTCGAAAAAAGAGCAATATATTTATCTTATTATTAGGAGGAGAAAAAATACGGAGAATAAGAAAATAGTTAGATTTATTGAAGCATTAAAGGAAAAAGGCTATATAAATACAGATTCTAATACTAATATTGAAAAGACTATAAAAAAAATCAGTTGTTTGGAAGAAAAATTAACTGATGAAGAATTTGAAGAACTTCAAAAATTATTTTTTATAGTAACTGAAAATATAAAAGATGAATACTTTGAATTAGGTATGATAGCAGGAAAAGTAATGCAAGATGAATAAGAGCAAAAGAAAAAAGGGCAACCGCCAAGAAACCCTTTTAATTGAATAGTGAATGAAAAAACACTTAGTTTTTAACAAACACCTATTTGACTTATGCTTAATTATAACATATTTTCCTATATTTTACAAGTTTTTTTTCTCTCAAAGAGGAGGAAAAATTTATGAGTTTAAAAGAATTGAATGATCTAATTGAAAGATTTGGAGATGTCCAACTTTTAGAAATCAAGGAAGAGCTACAAAAAATGGGATATGCTTGTAAGATTGCTGGTGATAAAAATGATTAGGACAATCTATATTATCACAAATGAAGATAAAATAATTCTTTCAGCTTTCACCACTTTGCAAGCTGCTAAAAATGAAATTGAATTAAATTATTCAGAGTTCCCAGAAAATTTTAATATTGAACCTTGTGCATTGAATATTGATGCTAGATTTATTAATGAAATTAAGAAAGAAATGGGGGTTGAAAATGGAAAGTAATTTATATTTCAAAGATGAAACTTCTAAATACATATTTTTCTTAGTTGAGCTAGGAGGAAAACCTCAACTTGATTTTCTAGGAGTAGATTTTAGTCATTATAGCAATAAAGAAAAGGCTAAAAATTGGTATAACAAAATTAAAAATATCATTGAAAAATCAGAACATTCAAAAATAGATGAAGCCATTGCTTCATTGGAAAAACTATATAAAGGAATGGCAAAATAAGGAGTAATAATGAAAACAAAACAATATGTAGAATCTAGAATTGCAGCATTAGATAAATTAAGAAAAGAAGCTCTAAAAGAATACCAAACAAAACTTGATAATGGTATTGATGATGAAGAATTATGGAAATATATCAGCACTAAAAGAGTTGAAATTTATACTTTGAAAGATATTTTAAAAGACTAGGTGAAAGTTATGCTGGATATAAGAATAAGATTAAAAATATTGGAAATAATAAACTTATCATTAGAAAAGAATAATGAAGAAAAAAATACAATATTTTTTAACTTTATGGGACATTGTTCAAATTTTTGTATAAGCATTCATTATGATGGCTGGAAAAATAATAAAGAGCCTGATTATAGAAAAAACTTATATTTCACTGATTTATTAATAAAAGAAAAATTAAAAGAGTTGGATGAAATAATAGAAGTTTTAAAAAATTTAAAATAATTAAAGGAGCTTAATAAATGCAAGAAAGAACATTTAAACAGTTATTAATGAGTAGCAATTACTACACATTAAACAAGCAGATAGTAAAAGTATTAGGAATAGAACCAGCTTTCTTGCTAACAATTCTTATTGAAGCTAGTGATGGATTAGCTGATGATGAGGGTTGGTTCTATCAGACTATTGAAACTTTGGAAGAATTGACAGGGTTAAGTAGACATAAACAAAATAAAATAATTCAAGATTTAATAGAAACTAATATACTAATCCAAGAAAATAGAGGAACACCCTGCCGTAGATTTTTTAAAATCAGTTTTCAAGAAATTGAAAATCTAGTTTTTAAAAAAACGGAAACTAGTTTGTTAAAAATTGACAAACTGGATTGCAAAAAATTTACAAACTACTCTGTAAAAAGTTCGCAAACTAGTTTGTTAAAAATTAGCAACAATAAAGAACATAATATAAATAACTTAAATAAAGAAATAAATCATAAAGAACATAAATCATATGAGCTTGATGAAAATTTAAAAACTGTAAAACAATGGTTCAAAGAAAATGGAATTGATTTTTCTAAGAAACATGAAGTTAAAGTTTTAGAGTTATTAGAAAATAACTCACTAGAATTTGTTTTAAATACATTCCAGGAGCAACTGGATATTTTAAAAAATAAATCTGATGTTAAAAGTGTAGCTGCTGTTTTCTCTAATCATCTTTTTAAGGGAACTTGTGAGGTAAACTTTCAAGAACTTGAAAAGAAAGAGACTGAACATCAAAAAATTAAAGAAGAAGAGAGAAAGGAGTGTGAAAAAAATGATAGTATTCTTAATGTTTTCTTTGAACTTTCCTTAAATGAACAGGAGGAAATTGAAAATACAATTCTAAAAAAACATAATATAAGTCATTTTTCTCAGGTAAAGCAGAAAAGTAAAACTATGTATTATAAACTAATTAGTTCTTTTATCTATGAAGAACTCAAATTAAAAGAATTGATTTAAAAAGGAGATTTATGGGAACAACAAAAATTAACATGCCATTTGCAAAATGGTGTGAAGTCCAAAAACAATTTGAAGAAGTCAATAAAATACTTCCTGATGAAGAAAAACTTGACTTTGAAAAATATAAATATTGCTCCAGTTATGGAAAGTTATTATGGCATTTATGTGCTATAAAAATTGGAGCATTTAGAAGTCTGAAAGACCCTGAATTTTATAACTGAAAGGAGCAATAATGCTAAGAGGAAAAATTTATAGCTGTACAGATAAAAAAACATATAGTGTTAGCTTCATTGATTACAGAAATAAAAAAATGATAGCTATTTCAAATGGTCAGAAAAAGGAATTTGATTTTAAAGAAGTTGAATGGCTTGAAGCAACTGGATATACTGCTGGAACTTCAATGATTTATAGGCAAGACTTTATTCTTGCAACTAAAGATGATGAAGTTTTATCAGGAATTGTTATAAAAAAATTTGGAGCTTGGCACTTATGTAACAAAAAAAGAGGACTTAGTAAGTCTTTAAGAACTCTTAAAGAATCTGGATACACATTTGTGAATTTAAAAAATTCTAAAACTTATTTTAAAAATAAGCTAGAAAAAAATAAAAAATAGGAGGATTTTATGGGAATTATTTTAGTTAAAAACAACAAAGGTGGAGTTGGAAAAACTTATATAACTCTACAATTAGCAGCATATAAAGCATTGATAAAAAATAAAAAGACATTGATTCTTACCAGCGATTCCCAAAATGATATTTTAAAATTTGCAGGTATAAAAATTGAAGATACAAGCAAAGCTGGACTTGAAGATTTCATTGAAGGTAAAAGCTATAAAATTAAAAAATTGAGAGAAAATCTTTTCTTCTTACATTTACAAGGATATAAGATAAAAAATTCTTTTGATGAGGCTTTTAAGAGAGCTATAAAACTTTTAAAAGATGAGTATGATTATATTGTTATTGATGGTTCACCAGTAATGGGGTTAGATAATTTATTTATTGAAATATCTGACCATATAGTTATTCCAACTTTTCTTGATAGCATTACAACACATTCAGTATTGAGTATGTTAAAAAAAGTTGATTTAAATAAGGTTAAGGCTGTTGTTCCAAATAGGACTGGAAGAACAAAACTTGAAAAAGAATATTACGATTTTTTGAATAAAAAATTAGGAGTACAAGGAATCCATTTAAGTTTTCCTATCCCAGAAATTAGTCTTATTTCTAAATTAATTGATAAAGAAACATTGCTATGGGAAAGCAAAGCTAAAAAATTAGATTATATCAAAGGTATCTTTATAAATATCTGGAAGGAGATAGACAATGAATAAAAATTTAGATAATGATTTTAATATGGTTATATCTTCTAAATCAGAAATAAAAGAATTTGATTTCGCTAGTTACGAATTAAACGATGTTGAAATTGCTACTGTATCTGAACAAGAAAAAATATTTATGAATACATACAAAAAAATGAAAAATAATTTATTTGAAATGTGTTCGTCATTAGCATTAATTGAAAAAACTTTAAAACCTACCAATTCATTTATGGCTTGGTATGAGTCTAAGGGACTTACAAAAGACTCTGTTTCAGTTTACTTAAAAAGATGGAATTTATATTTAGAGTTTCAAGATTACAAAGATAAAATATTTTCTTATTCAGATCAAGCAATAAAAATTCTAACAAATAAGGATCTTCAATATGAGGAAGTGTTAGGAATTTTAGAAAATGACATCTATAAAGTTAAAGAAATTAAAAAACTATTACTTCCTGCTATTGAAAAAAATAAAATGGAATTTCTTCCAGATGGTCAAAAGTTTTTTAACTTTAATAAAATTGAAAAAATGAAAAAAAGATCATTGAAGTTAAAAGATGAAGATAAGCAGGAATATAAAAAAGAACTTACAGAGTATATAAAAAAATTACAACAACTAGTGGAGGAAATATGATTTATAAAGATGATTTAATTGAAAAAGCAGAAACTACTATAAAAAGTAATAACTCTTTAATAGAAGATGATGTTGCTGTTGCTATGTTAGGTATTTCAAGAATTTCTGCAATGAAAAAAGAAAATGAAGAGCTTGAAATTTTTATAAAAGTTTTTAAAAGACTAACAGAATAAAAAGAACTTTATCAATTTTGCACTGCAAGTAACTTGCTCGTGTTGATAAAGCCCTCAGACAGTTTTATTTTACAGTAAGTTATTTGTGGTGTCAAGAATACAGGAGAACATGATGCTAGAAATAAGAAAAATTGGAGAAGACTTTTACTTAGTTGGTGGAGAATATACTGCAAGCAGTTTTAATGAGGCTGTTGTAATAGCTTATAAAAATAAGAAGATAAAAGGATTTAAAGTTGACTGTATGGAAATTAGCTTCTGGAAAAAATTGAAACATAAACTTAACTTTCCTTTTCTTCTATTAGAAGCTTGGATGTGATTTTATGGATATTTTAAAATTAGCATTAGCTGCTCTTTTAGCAGAAAGGAGTGTTGAAAATGAGGAAAGCTCAAAAGACTGTGAAAAGACAAATAAAGATAAATGAAAAGAAAGAAATTAAATTTATAGAAAAACCTACTGAAAGTGAGCTTGATGCTTTAAGTTTAAAGACACTTTTGCTTTCATTGGAAATTGTAATTGGTAATCATCAAAAGGTTTGGAAAAATGAAAAAGATGGTTATTTAAATACTTATTACAAGATATTACTAGGTAGATGTAAAAATCTAACATCTGATATTTATAACAAATGTTATGATGATGTTAAAGACCAAGACATAGAATATGAAGAAAATTTCTATACTAGAGAAGTTATGCAAGCTCATGTTAAAGATTGTGCAAACTCTATCTGGGAAAAGGCTCCAATGACTTTGGAAGATAAATTACAAAGGCTTCCAGCTGGATTTACAGATACAGTTCATTCTTGGAATAAGCTCATTAAAAATTTTAAATTAGATAGAGTTAAAAAATTAGTCAATGAACTTAATATCAAAGAAGAAGTTCAAGAACTAATAAAATCGTCTGAAAAATATTTAGATATGGTTGATAGAGAAATTATGAAAATTAAAACTGCTTAGGAGGATAAAATGAAAAAATTTAAAATGAAAGCTTGGTTAATGAAAGAAAAGAAAATGGTTGCTATTATTGGAATAGATTTCAACTACGAATACATAAGATATACAGAAGATGATAATTTATTTAATGAAAATTATAAAACAGCTGAATTTAAAAATATAGAGCTTTTACAATTTACAGGATTAAAAGACAATGGTGGTCAAGAGCTTTATGAAGCAGATGTAATTAAATTCAATGATGGTATAGATGATATTTATGGACTAATTTCTTATGATGATGAAGATGGTACTTATCGTGTTTCTTATGAAAATATTACAGAACACCTTTCAGAAAGAGAAGGAGACTTTGAAATTGTTGGTAACATTTTTGAAAATCCAGACTTACACGAACAACTAGGATACTAGGTGAATTAAATGGAAAAAATTTGTAAATGGTGTTCTAACTATAACAAAGGAAAATGTACTATTTTAAATGAAAAACTTAATGTAGATCAGCCTCTTATATATTGGGGAATTTTAGGTATTATTGGACAATTTTTTGATAAAAATTTTAGACATTATTTAAAACCAGAGGATTTGCAAGAGTTATCAGCACAACTTACTAATGAAATAGATAGTTTTGTTGATATAAAAACAGAAAATCCAACTATAGAATTTGATTGTGAAGAACTAGAAGATTTTTCTTGTAAATATTGGAGGTAAAGATGAGTAAAAAATATTTGCAAACTTTAGAAGTAGACGTAATACATTTTAGTGAAAATAATATAAATGAAGTTTTAGATTTCATATGTGATGGTGAAGATTTTGGGATGTGTTTTGAAGATGCAAGAGAAGATGTAATCAGTGCTGTAAAATTATCTCAAAAAATAAATATAGAAACTCCTTATGGAATAATAACTTGTAGATATGGAGACTATTTAGTTAAAAATCCTATGAAAATCTTTGAGGTATGGATAAGTAATGAAGAATTTGAAAAATATCATAAAAAAATAACTTATACAATGAATGATTTAAATGCTGCCATTGAACATTGTGAAAATAAAATTAATGAATTATGTGGAGAATGTAAAGAGGAACATAAAAAGTTATTAGAAATGCTTATGGATTTAAAAAATAAAAGAGAAGGAATAAATAATGAAAGTCTTAATATCAATAAAACCTAAATTTGTAGAACAAATATTTGCTGGAACTAAAACTTTTGAACTTAGAAAAAAACTTTTTAAAAGGACTGTAGACACTATTGTTATATATTCAAGTTCTCCTAAAAAAAAAGTTGTTGGAGAAATTATTATAGATAGAATAATTTCTTCAGCTCCTAAAGCTTTATGGGAATCTCATAGAAATAATTTAGGTATTTCAGAAAAAGAATACTTTAAATACTATAAAAATTCAAAAGTTGCTTATGCTATAAAAATAAAAAAAGTTATTAAGTATAAAAAAGAACTAGAATTAAAAGATTTTGGAATAGAAAAAGCTCCACAATCTTACCAATATATTAATTGAAAGGAGCAGATTATGGAAACTAATAAAAGAATTGAAAATAAGGAAATAAATATAATAAAAAGAGCAGTAGTAGAACAAATTGAAGAACTTTACAATAAATTAATTTTAAAGAAAAAGGCTTCATAAATGGAAAAAGTTGCAATTTATATTAGAGTATCAAAAAAAGAACAAACTAGAGACAAAGGGAGTGATAGCTCCCTTAATCTTCAATTAAAAAAATGTTTAGACTACTGCAAAGAAAAAGGTTATGAAGTCTTAAAAGTTTACCAAGATATTGAAAGTGGAAGAATAGATGACAGAAAAGAGTTTAATGAACTTTTTGAAGCTATTAGTAAGAAAATATATACTAAAATAGTTTTTTGGGAAATTTCAAGAATAGCAAGAAAAATTTCAACAGGAATGAAGTTTTTTGAAGAGTTAGAATTATATAAAATTACTTTTGATAGTATCTCACAGCCATACTTAAAAGATTTTATGACACTTTCTATATTCTTAGCCTGGGGTACTGAAGATTTAAAGCAAATGTCTTTAAGAATAAAAAGTAATTTGGAAGAAAAAACGAAAGCAGGATATTTTGTCCATGGTAGACCTGCAACTGGCTACATTAGAGGAGAAAATAAAATGATTATTCCTGATCCTGAAAAGGCTCCTTATATACTTAGTATTTTTGAAACATATGCTAAAAATTTCAATTTAACTGAAACTGCTAGAATATTTAATAAAACAAGAATGGATATAGTTGATATTATTGATAATAAAATTTATATTGGTTATGTCCCTCTAAGAAAATATGTAAAAGAACTAAATCAAAAAAATAGAACTCAAGTAAGTAAAAAAAACATAAAGTGGTATAAAGGACTTCATGAACCAATTGTTCCCTTAGAATTATTTGAATTTTGTCAGTCTATTAGAGAAAAAAATATAAAATCAAGAGTTGTTTATGGAGATTATAAACCTTATTTATTGTTTTCATCTATGATTTATTGTGAATGTGGAGATAAGATGTATCAGCAAAAGAGAAATAGGAGTTACAAAGACAATACTAAATATGCTTATTACTCTTATTCATGTAAAAATAGAAAACATAAAAAATCATTCTCTGCTAAAATTATGGATAAAACTATTAAAGAAATGATTCTAAATTCAAAAGAATTAGAAGATTTGAATAATTATAATTCTAATGATATTGAGAAAAATGAAAAAAAATTATTAAAACTTGAAAAGAATTTAAAAGTATTAGAAAATGAGAGAGAAAGAATAATAAATTTATTTCAAAAAAGTTATATCAGCGAAGATGAACTTGAAAATAGATTTAAAGATCTTAATGCTAGAATTAAAATTGCAAAAGAAAAAAAAATTGAATTTGAAAAGAATTTAAATATTCCAAAAAATAATGATATAAAACTTTTAGAAAAGTTGAAATTT